CACTTAACCACACGATCACTAGCTACACGCATACCAGCTGCGCGGCCACGATTGTAGCCATCCTTCACGCCTTCTTTGTAACCGACTGACCAACCTACAATAAACCAAGCAATACTAACCATTATTACGAATACTGCTACTTTTTCTATATCCATTTACTTCGCCCTTGTTTGGGTTAAGCCGTGCTACACCGAATTAGGTAGCCCTGCCTAACGTGTAAATAAAGGGTAAAGCCTGGGTATGACAGCGGTCAATAACCGACACGCCCTAACGGGTTAGTAACATCTCGTAGATCGAGTCAACCTTGCTTTCAATACGATCCACACGGCCCCTTAGGTTATGGCCGCCGTTATTGTCCATGCGTAATTCGCTTAGGTAGTACTTGACTAAATGGCGAACCAGCCCAGCCGCAAACCCCATAAGTGTGCAGATACCTATGGCTATTGCTAATAGCGACTGGGCGGCCGTCATTACTTAACGCCGAAAGTGTTATCGCTAGGATTCATGGCGCGCATTAATGGGCCAAGTAAACCTGCAACGAAGGCATTAGCTAGTGTCTTTGGATCAGTAATACCGGACATGTAAAGCGCAGCGGCGCAGCTAATAGCGGCGCGTAGGTAAGACAGGCCAGCGGCCATAACTTGTTCTTTCATGATTCTCCTAAATGCCCTTAGGTTTAGTCGTACTGCAGCCCTAATTTTTCTATTAGCTTGGCAGCCTTTACAGGGTCTATGCCTATTTCAAAATGCATTTCATCCTTGCGATTACGATAATCGCCGCCCCACACTAAGCCGTATTTTTTAGCTAGTGCCTGAATCATTGGTACTTTCTCAGCTGGGAACGTGCCAGCCTTGCCAAGCGGATGCCGCGTAGCGTTCAAGTCGATTGCACTGCCCGATGCGTGATTGCTTAATTTGCCCGGAACTTGGCGTACTTCTCTGTAGCAGTACCCCCAGTCGTCAAGCGCACCGCCATCGATCGGCTCGATCAATTCATTAAAATCCTCTGCAAAGGCAACCAATAAAGGCGCAGCAAAATAGGCGCAGCGCAGCTTTACCTTGCTGCCCTTAATCGCGTAAGACTTGATACGGATTGACTCAACATCTTTAGATGCTGGCCAGCCGTTATAGCTAATTGCTGACACTTGCCTGCTGCTCGTCATATGTGGATTTCAGCATTGAAGTAAATTCCCCGTTGCCTCGGTCAATAATCGCGTGGCTTACGCTTTTGTCATCTTCAATAAACGTCACTTTATCCATTTTTATAACTCCGCACTAAATCCAAGATAAGCGCTGGCACTTCCAGCACCTCTTAATTCGTAGGTTCGATATTGAGTAAGACCAGATGCAACACCACCAACGACAGCGGCATTTGTTGGGTTATTCATTGCGCTGCTCAAAGTTAATGTACTTAAGCTAGTGCTTGTCACAAAATCTGTTAATTGCAAAGTTGAGAACTCAATAGATGTAGCTGCTACTCGCATAGTTACTGGATGTTTTATTGGTAAAACTGTAGCTGTAGTTGAATAAGCAATTCCAATACCATAAAGGGCCTCTAAAATAGTTCCATCGCATGATTGCCGCCAATAATAACGCTGACAAGCTGCTAACTCAGTTTCCAAGGTTGGCGTAGCTAATGCCCAAGTTGTCGCAGTACCGGCATTAAATTGAACTTTTGAAAGTGTTTTTGTTCCACCTGAAGCCGTAAACTCAACGACAACATTGGCTGCACCATCTGCCGTAAATGTAACTGGCGATGCTGCGTAAGATGGTGGCGTACCACCTGAATTATAAACTCGACCTGTAGCAGTACCAGTCCATGAAAGTGTATAAGTACCAGCTGGTACTAAACCTTGTTCAATAACTTGCTGTAATCCTCCACCTGAGTTAATAGTCAAAGATTGACCCTGAGTAGATGCAGTAAAGGTTAAAGTAGTATTAGTAAAGTTAGATTTCCATCTATCAAAACCATATGAACCAGATGCTAAATTAGCAGCTGATACATATGCTCGCTGGTTTAAAGCAAAATTAGAGTTTAAAAGTAAATTAACGCCACCTGCTATTGAGCCAACGGCTACCCACGCTGATCCGCTGTAATATTCAGTTGAATTAGTATCTTTTAAATAAGACATATTGCCTTCTTGTGGGCTTGTTACAGCTGCAGTACGAGCCGCTGCATCAGCAAATACCCACACGCCCTGCATCAAGTAGCCATTAGTATCCGCGGCAGTTAGCACATCCCCGGTAACGAACGTTTTTAGGCCTAATCCAGCTGCCATTTTCTATCTCCTTAGTAACTTAATACAGACGTATCAAGTACGCCATATTGGGTTGAGTTTAATATAAACCCATCTATCACGGGTTCAAGTGTAGTAAAGGTAGTGCGCCATTTATTCGGGGTAACGTTATGTGCCACGCCGAAAACTTGTAGGGTCTTAGTAAGGGTAGATGCACCAGGTTGGTTAGTAGTAATAGTTACCGGGTCAAAGAATTCTAAATCTAGGGCTGCAATTATGCCTGTGTTGTAATTGTCTGTGTATAGGTCTAGCTCGATTGCATCGCATCTAACGCTGGTTTCAGCACGGCTGGCAACGTAGGCACGGGCATAGTCCAGGGCTACTGCATCGGTCTGCATAAGCAAGTTTTGAATATTGTAAGTATGGGCAAAATACTTCTCGACACTAGCTGCGTTAGTAGCAGATTGAACTGTGCCACCTGTGCGGGTCACGTTAGCCTGGTTAAATATAAGCGTGTCATCTAGACGCCAGACTGCATTGAAATAGCCAATATCTGTGCCGTTATCGTTAAATACTGTAGGTGTGCCGCCGATGCTTGCCGTAGTGACTGATCGATCCTGAAAGACGAACGAGCCAGATGCATCAACGTAGAACGCGCCGTACTCGCTATTGGTAACAGTTTGTAATGCGGCTAGGGATGTACGAGCTGTGCCGGGGTCTGCCTGCATAGTGGTTAAACCTGCATCAACATCACGCATAGATTCTGGCCAAGCAATCTGGTCAAGGATCTGGTCAATTCTTGTGCCACTTAGATCGCCAGCTGTTGCCCCTGTAACTGTAGCAATCTGGGCATTTTGAGCCAGTCTTAGGGCATCTACGGCTTGTATGGTTGTATAAACTACATCGGTAGCGTTCTTAGGCGTAGTGGTTGTATAGCTAGTAATAAACCCTGAGAACATAGGGTAGGTAGTTCCGCTATAAGTAGCCGATATAGATACCTTACGCATCGGATCTAACAGGCCAAAATAGGGGCTGCTTGGGTTTTGCGGATTAAAGTCGCCGTTCTGATCCACGATGCGCAGGGTTAGCGTGCCTGTCTGGAACTCATCTGCCTGGGCATTACGGCCGCGCTTAATGCTTACGCTATCTACTACGTTACTTACATCTACGATAACTGCAGCTGAGTCTGCTAATACGTTAGTACCTAGTATGCCTTCACCAATAATAAATGCCTGTGCAAAACTAGGGCCAGTAGAAAAGTTAATGACCGCGTTAATAACTGGGACTGTCATTAGGGCAGCTCTACTAAGGTTCCGGCAGGTATGCGTGGTAAACCTTGTCTATAAGCGTTTAGTAATGAATTGTTTACCTTTTCAGTAAAGTCATCACCATCTAATACGTTGCCTTCGATATTGATAGTAATAGACGGGGCTGTATTGCTATATCCGGCATCAAAGTTACGATCTCTACTTTGACCAGGATTAAAGTTAATACCAGGCGTTGCGTTTGTAGTAGCTGCAGCTAAGGCAGCCACGACTACTTCAGCCTCTGCTACGGATGCAGCAACTGATGTAGCAGCATCTACAGCTTCAGCGGCGGCATTTTCTACCTTTGTCAAAATGTCATCAATAGTGTCATTTTCTGCAAAAATGCTTGCAGTATCATCGTTGACAACGGCTGTTACGGCGGCTACTTTCATATCGTAATTACGATCTGCATTTTGGCTAGGATTAAAATTAACACCCGGAATTAAACCGGGAACATCTTTTATGCTTTTGCCTAGTTTACCTAGTTCTATTATTGCTAAAGCTAAACTGCCAGCCCATGTAGAAAACGGATCTTTGGTCGCACCGATTGCTAAAAGATCGGCGGCAATCTTGGCATTTTTAGCCTGTATTTCCTCTAACTTCTTTGTTAATTTTTCGGCTTCATCTACGTTTTCTTCTTCAATAGCTTGCATGAGTAACAAGCGAGTTTTTTCCTCATCGCTGATCTTGCCCTTTAGCGCGGCAGCTATTTGAATTTTTGTTAGATCAAATAAAGCCGCTGCTTTAGATAAAGTTGCCTGCTGTTTTTTTAGCAAAGCTTCTTTTTTAGCAGCTGCTAAACGTGCTGCCGCAGCTGCCTTTTCTTTAGCTAGTCTTTGACGTTCAAGTTTGGCACGTTCCTGCTCAATCTTAGATAATTGTGTAGCAGATTGATCTAATATTGTGCCGGTACTCATTTGAAAATTGCCTAGCGGCCCAGTAGGAAATAGTGCTACATCTAAATATTCAGCAAAATCCTCAAGTGTATCTTGATAACCTGGAATAGATTCTACAAATTTTGCCCAATAACCCCATACGCCTACAGCAGGACTTACATTTTTTGATGTTAATTTAATAAATAACGCAGCTGCACCAGCGACATTATCTATATCTTTAGCCAGTTTTTGAATATCTGTTTCACCGGTTAAAGACTTTAAGGCATCTAGTAAAGCGTATCCAATAGTTTCTTTGGCTTCGTTAGCTGCTGTTTCAAGTATCTGTAATTGGCCGCCATAAGATTCTAGAGCTGCCTTACCAGATCCTCTAAACTGTAGGTTAAGTTGATCTTGAACTTCAGCAAAACTAGCTGTTTTTAATTCCGTAGCTGTCATTTGTATATTAAGTTTTTTTAGACCTTTAGTGTTGCCTAAGTACGCTTGGCTCAAAGTGTTTACTACTGTATTAAAATCCACGCCCGTGCCGCTAGAAATATCAAAGGCCAAGCCCATTAATTCCTGGCTCTTAGTGACTGACATTGTTGCCTGAGCTAGTTTAGAAAATGCCGGGCGTAACTGGTCATCTACTATGCCAGTCTGCTGTTGCATCTGTTTAATAAAACTTTCAACAGGTACTTCAGCATAGGCAAGGCCTACGTTTTTTAAATTTTGTGCAAGTATGGCAGTAGCTTTTGAATCCTCGGCAGCTGCCTTTGCAGCTTGTTTAGCAAAACTTACAATAGCCTTTACGCTAAATGCTGCAGCTAATCCTGCTGCTAAATTCTTAACGTTTTTTTCTAAAGCTGATGTGGACTTGCCTGCCTTGTCAAAGGCTTTTTTGCCAGTAAATTCGGCAGCTATATCAATTCTTACTGATGGATCAACGGCCATTAGTTAGACCCCACAGCCTTGTTAAACTTATCCCTAGCATCCTCAATGGCTTTAATTACAGCTGCGTTAGTTTTGCCGTTATCCATTGACCATGCGCGAAAGATTGCGCGGCCTGCCATTTTGCGACTGCCGACTAATTGACCTGGTAAACGTGGGCTAAAGTTACCGCCTGGGTTCTTACGCCCAGCAGTTTCATAGATTGCGCCAGACATGGATGCATTTTGAATACGCGCTAAGGATCTAAAACCTGACCGATTAGCTTTGCTAGGCGTGGTTTTGTAACCTACGCCTTTTTTAGCTGCGCGCCCATCCCAATACCATCTAGCGGTAGGCGCTGTTTTACCCCAACCAGATAGCGGTGCACTGGCTGGAATAAAGCCACGCGCTTTAGCAGAAATAGGTTTAAGCAACGCACCCATTTCTTTTTGCATTTCTTTAGCTAGATCAGGTGTAAATTTCTTTAGGGCTTTACGAAGTTCAATGCCGCCTTTTACCGCTACTGGCATCTCGCATCTCCTTGTTCCGGTCTTTCATCGCCTGCAATAAAGTCTTGAACATCCTGCTATCTAGTGCTAGTAAATCATTGGGCGCGATACCCGTTTCCAAACTGATCCGTGCGACCAAGTAAGTAAACGAGTCACGCCCTATAGTTCCGGGTCATCATCCAGAACCTCAACCTTTTTAAGTGTTGCTAAGAACGGTGCACCGAACATTGGCACGGTTTCGCCTGCA